CAACATTGACCGCTGAAGATAGTGGCAAAGTATTAATTTTAAAAGCAGCGGCAGGAGCTGAAATCACTTTGCCAGCGGTGGCAACATCTGCAGGATTGAGATTTAAGTTTGTAGTTGGTTTAGCTTTTGCAACAACTAATTGGACTGTAAAAGCGGCGACAAATGTAATTGAGGGTTCTGTTTTAGTAAACGGCGCACACGTTGCAGGAGTTAACGAAAACACAATTTCTTTCGTAGCAAGTGCAGAAGCAATTGGAGACTTTGCAGAATTAGTTTGTGACGGAACGAATTGGTATGTTAACGGTTCAGGAGTTGCTGCAGGTTCAATCACTTTAACAGCAGTATAAATAATTAAAAAACTATAAAAAAATGAGTACAAGTACATCAATAACAACTACTTACGCTGGCGAGTTCGCAGGTAAGTACATTGCAGCGGCTTTATTGCCTGCACCAACTTTGGCTAATAACTTAATTACAATTAAGCCAAATGTAAAATTCAAAGAAGTAATGAAAAGACTTACTACCGATAAATTATTGGGTAATGCTTCATGCGACTTTGACCCAACTGGAACGGTAACTTTGACGGAAAGAATTTTACAGCCGAAAGAATTACAAGTAAACCGCCAATTGTGTAAATCAACTTTCAGAAATGATTGGGACGCTATCGAAATGGGTTATTCAGCATTCGACGTTATGCCAAAATCTTTTACTGATTTCTTGTTGGCACAATACGCGGAAAAAGTTGCTTCGGAAAATGAAGTTAACATCTGGAGAGGTGTTGCATCAAACGCTGGTGAGTTCGACGGATTTTCAACTTTGTTATCTTTAGACGCGGCACTTCCTGCGGCGCAAGAACTTGCATTAGTTGGTGGTGGTTTATTATCAACTAACGTAATTGCTGAATTAGGAAAAATTTTAGACGCTACGCCGATTGCGGTTTCATCACAAGACGATTACCACATTTACGTATCAACTAATTTCTTTAGATTGTACGTTCGTGCTTTGGGTGGCTTCGCTACTAACTTAGGAGCTAACGGTATCGACGGTAAAGGTTCAATGTGGTTCAACGGTGGCGCAGTATTGCCTTTTGAAGGTGTTAAAATTGCACATTGTCCGGGACTTGCAAGTTCAACGGCTATCGCTTCAACAAAATCAAATATGTTCTTTGGAACTGGTTTAATGGCAGATACGCAAGAAGTTCGAGTAATTGACCAAGCGGAAATTGACGGTTCACAAAATGTACGTATCGTTATGCGATTGACTGCAGGTGTTCAGTACGGAATCGTTGAAGACGTTGTAACTTACAATATCACAAATTCAGCTAACTAATGAGTTGCGATATAGCACAAGGTAGAACCGAACAATGTAAGGATTCTATCGCAGGATTAGATGCGATTTATTTCGTAAATTATGGCGAATACGACCCCGAAACTGATGTAACTTATAACGTAGGAGCAGGTTTAGAAGATTTGATTGATACAATGTCAGGCATCACAACTGTTTATAAGTTTGAGTTAAAGGGAACGAACAGTTACCAAGAAACTGTAAACACTTCGAGAGAAAACGGAACAACTTTTTTCACGCAAGAATTAACGGTAACTTTGAAAAAGCAAGATGCAAAAACGCACAAAACTGTTAAATTGTTATCTTACGGAAGACCGCATATTTTTGTAAGAGGAAGAGATAACACGTATCGAATTGCAGGTTTGTTTAGAGGTTGCGACGTTAGCGCCGCTACTATTGCAAGCGGAACGGAAATGGGTGACCTAGTAGGTTATAATTTGACTTTTACTGGAATGGAAAACATACCGGGAAATTTCATAAACGCAAACACGGAATCTGATTTCTTAACAGCAATTGGTTCGCCAACGGTTGTGACAACTTAAGATTTTCATATTAAAAAAATTAAGGGAAGCTTCGGTTTCCCTTTTTTTATGCAACAGAATTTAGGTTTTATAGTTTATATATTATGAATGTTTTACAAGTAAGCGGTTCAGCTCAAGAAATTAAATGCGTACCACGTTCGGTAACGATTACTGAAATAATTGTAATTGATGAAGAAGCAGGAACGAGCGAAACAATAAGCGCACCGATAATTAATGACTTCGGCTATTACGTAGGAATTGAAGCGGTTTATAATTTAACTGCAGGGCGGTTTTATATTGTTCAACTTTACAACCTTACTGTTTTTTTAGGCAGTGAGCGAGTTTGGTGTTATAAAGCTGGATTGCAAACAACGGAACATTCAAGTAATAATGATTTTGTGATGTTATGAATATAGACGTAATAAATTTGGCGCAATACGAAGCACCGCAAATTATAGAATCCAAGCAAAAAGAATGGGTAACTTTTGGCGATAACAATTCGTACTTTCAATTTCTTATAGACCGCTATCGAAAAAGCGCAACGAACATGAGTATTATTAACAACGTTACTCGCTTAATGTATGGGAAAGGATTAGGGGTAATTGACGCAAGCAGAAAGCCGAGCGAATACGCTCAAGTAATGGCTATTTTCAATAAGAACTGTTTGCGAAAATTATGCTTTGATTTAAAAACATTAGGTCAGTGCGTTATTCAAGTCCACTATTCAGATGACCATAAAAAAATACTAAAAGCTTTTCATATGGATATGAATTTAGTGGCGATGGAAAAATGCGATGAATACGGGCAAATTAACGGTTATTATTATTCTGATAATTGGGAAGACATTAAAAAATTTCCTCCTAAAAGATATTCAGCTTTTGGAAGTTCTAAGGATAAAATAGAAATACTTTGCGTTAAACCTTATTCGGTAGGAATGAAGTATTTTTCAACGCCCGATTACGTGGCAGGAACGGCATATGCGTTACTTGAAGAAGAAGTAAGCGACTACCTTATTAATACAGTTCAAAAGCGTTTCAGTGGAACAAAAGTCGTAAATTTTAATAATGGAGTTCCTGATATTGAAGTGCAAAATTTATTACAGTCGCAAGTTAAGAGCAAACTAACTGGTTCGAAAGGGGAATCGGTTATTGTAGCTTTTAATAATAACAAAGAAACGGCAACGACAATTGATGATATACCTTTGAACGATGCACCCGAACACTATCAATTTTTAGCAACTGAATGCGAAAAGAAAATAATGGTTTCGCACTCGATTACAAGCGGTTTGCTTTTGGGTTTAGGTTCGGCAAATGGATTCGGCAGTAATGCAGATGAATTAAAGAATGCTTTTGTATTGTTCGATAATATGGTTATTAGACCGTTACAGCAACTTTTACTAGACGGATTAGAACAAATACTAAACTACAATGGAAACAGCGCTAAATTGTTCTTTAAGACGTTACAACCTTTGGAGTTTACGGATTTAGAAAATGTTACTACAAACGAAGAAAAGCAAGAAGAAACGGGAACGGAATTAAGCGCTCAGGAAAACGAAGACGATAAAGTTGCACAAGCGTTAATTGACAAAGGCGAAGATATGCCAGATAATTGGGTTTTAATTGATAGCTACGAAGTTGATTATGAAAATGACGATTTAGAAGATGCCGAAATTGAAGCTTTAAATAATAAAAAACCTAGCTTATTAAGTCAAGTTTATAATTTCGTTTCAACGGGAACTGCAAACCCAAGAGCGAAAAGTGAACAAGATGCAAAAGTTGACGGAATTAAATTTATGGTTCGTTATTCTTACGAGGGTGGATTAAGAGGGAATTCAAGAAAATTTTGTCAAAAAATGGTAGGGGCGAATAAACTTTACCGTAAAGAAGATATTATAAGAATGGGTAGTTTAGTTGTGAACGAAACGAAAAAACGCTCGGACGGAATAATTGCAGGTTTTGGTCCACGTGGGGCAACTACCTATTCGGTATGGTTGTACAAAGGCGGTGGAGCGTGCCACCATAAATGGATGCGGAAAACGTTTGTAGCTTTTGATGAAAAAAGTGGTATCGACCCGTTAAGTCCGAAAGCGAAAACGATTTCAACTAACAAGGCGGAAAAGGCAGGTTATAGAGTTCGCAACCCGAATTTAGTAGCGGTGCGTCCAATTGATATGCCAAACAAAGGATTTTTACCTAAATAATACGAAATGGCAGAAGCACTAATTATAACGAGGGACGATGTTGTTAAGTTCACTTCATTAAACGGAAACGTTGACCCAGATAAATTTATTCAATATATTAAAATTGCTCAGGATTTACATATTCAAAGTTATTTAGGAACGGATTTATTAGAAAAAATAAAAGCGGATATTATTGCGAATACTTTAAGTGGTAACTATTTGACACTTGTTAACACGTATATAAAACCGATGCTTATTCACTGGGCGATGGTTGAGTATTTACCTTATTCAGCGTACACGATTGGAAACAAAGGGGTTTATAAACACAGCGCAGAAAGTAGCGAAAATATCGACCGTTTGGAATTATCGTTATTGATTGACAAACAAACGCAAACAGCAAACCATTACAGCACTAGATTTGTGGATTATATGTGTTTTAATCAAGCTTTATTTCCCGAATACAATAGCAACAGCAACGGAGATATTTATCCAAATTCAAATACTAATTTTACTAATTGGGTATTATGAAGAAACGATCAAAAAAGAATATTGAAAAATTATTAGTTTTCCTTCAACAAATAGAACAAGAAACTGAAAAGCCGAAAAAATGAGTTACTTTAAAATAATAGATACTTTAAAGGCGCAGTTATTAGCTACGAATTTAATTAATACGGTTACGGACGGTCAGATTTCAGATATTGATTTAGCGAAACAAACGATTTTCCCGTTAGCTCACATTATTATAAATTCAGCAACTATTGAAGGTAAGTTGCAAAGATTCAGCGTTACTATTTTGGCGATGGATATTTTAGACGGAAAAGAAAACTACGATGTTGAGCCGTCAATTATGAACACGATGTTGCAACTGTTAAATCGTGTTTATGAAATAATGACAAGGGGCGATTTAAACCCCGATTACATAATGATTGACGGGTCGCCAACTTTAGAACCGTTTACGGATAGGTTTGAAAACAAATTAGCAGGTTGGGCGATGTCGTTTGATGTAATAATGATGTCGGAAATGACCGTTTGCGATACTGGTTTTGTTTCAGGTTGCCCGAATGTAACGGTAACTGATGGCGATGAAACAATACAAATTTTAGCAGGTGGCACGTACACTTGTGAGGGCGGTGGCGAACCGATTGAAATAACAAATAGTGACGATACTTATTTAGAAATAACAAGCGTTAATTTTGTGTTGCCAGATACGGAAGTAATTTTAACCGTTGACGGAAATATAGAACCTAGCGTATTCGTTCCTACTTTGGGAACTGAAACAATAAATGTAATATGGCAATAAACGTAAACATACCAAAACCGACTTACACAACTGCGGAAGTTACTGATTCAGTTGATGCACGCTACGTAACGGATGCTGAATTAACAGTAATTCAAAACACAAGCAATACGAATACGGGCGACCAAGATTTAAGCGGTTTAGTTCCTTACACGGGTGCGACTGGAAGTGTTGATTTAAACACAAATGATTTAATTTTTGGCGCAGGAGCTGGAATATTATTAGATAATACCTCAAGATTAAGAGAGGGAACTATTGACGCGGGAACTGGAGGGACAAAGGGGATTGCTCAAATTTGCGCCGTTGGTTATGAATTAAAGTGGGAAGCGGGCAGTCAATATGTAATGGACGGTAACGGCGTTTTAGTTCGTATAGTTAATTATAAATTCAATATTGCGCCAACAGTTGACAATGACGATACGGAAGGTTTCTACGTTGGTTCTCGTTGGATATTAGATGACGGAACTATTTATACTTGTTCAGATAGCACAACGGGCGCCGCGGTTTGGGATTTAAACAGTGGCTTTGTTCCTTACACGGGTGCAACGCAAGACGTTGATTTAGGGGAATACGAATTAAAAGCGGGACAAATTGAATTAGACCAAACACCAACGGGAACGGCTGGAGTTGCTGTAATGCGTTGGAACGATACAGACGGAACGGTTGACTTAGGTTTAAAAGGCGGTAACGTAAATTTACAAATAGGACAAGAACAAGTAGTTAGAGTAGTCAATAAAACAGCTACAAACATAAATTTATTAGAAGCTAATTATCAAGCGGTAAGAGTAACGGGTGCGCAAGGTCAACGATTAAAAGTAGATTTGGCACAAGCTACAAACGACGCTTTGAGTGCTGAAACTATTGGTTTAGTAACTGAAACAATCAATAACAACCAAGAGGGTTTTATTACAACTAGTGGACTAGTAAGGGGTATTAATACAACGGGTAGTTTACAATCTGAAACGTGGGCAGATGGTGACATTGTTTATTTAAGTGCAACAACGGCGGGTAGAATTACAAATGTTAAACCAAGTGCGCCAAATCATTTAGTAATTATTGGTTACGTTGTTTCAGCACACGCAACGCAAGGTTCTATTTTTGTAAAAGTTGATAACGGTTATGAGTTAGATGAATTACATAATGTTGCTATTTCAACCCCTTTAAATAATCAATCCTTAGTTTATGAAACGTCAACAACACTTTGGAAAAATAAAGCGTTAACAACAGCTGAAGTTGCGGATAGCACAAATAAACGATATGTAACGGACGCAAATTTAACCGTAATCGGAAATACAAGTGGAACGAATACGGGCGACCAAACGTTTCTAAATGCACGTGTTCAAACAGTAAGTTCAAGTGCTACAGTTACAGCAACAAGTACAAATGACATAGTAACCATTACAGCGCAGGCAGTTGGTTTAACCTTAGCAAACCCAACGGGAACTTTTACAGAAGGACAAAGTTTAATAATAAGAGTTAAAGACAACGGAACTGCAAGAACAATTGCATACGGTGCTAATTTCAGAGCAATTGGAGTGACGGCACCGACTACAACTGTAATAAATAAAACAACTTATATCGGTTGTATATTTAATTCAACAGATACGAAATTTGATATTATTGGGACATGTACAGAAGCTTAATTTCTTTAATGCCGAAAACTAGCTTTGACGCAGACGCTCAAGCGTTTATAACTGCGGCGTCAATAACTGACCCTACACAACAAAGTGCAATTAACACTTTAGTACTTGCATTGAAAGGTTATTCTATTTGGACAAAGTTTAAAGCTATTTATCCTATTGTAGGTGGCACAGCTTCAAGTCATAAATTCAACTTAAAAGACCCACGTGATTTAGATGCTGCATTTAGATTAACATTTGCAACTGGGTTTACACATTCGGCAACTGGTATGCTACCTAATGGAACAAGTGCTTTTGGAAATACTTTTTTAGCTGGTAACTTATTAACTGTGAGCAACCAAGCTATGAGCTATTATTCAAGAACAAACACATCAACGGCTGTTAATATGTATGAAGTAGGTTATATCCCTTCTACTATTTATCGAAATGGATTAGGAGTAAGGTCAACATTTAGACTTGTAGCAAATAGGTCGGTAAGTGATATTGCATTAAACAATGGAGCTGGTGCGGCTATATTACCTAACAACCTCGATAGCACAGGGTTTTATATTGCAAATAGAAATTCAAATGTTGATAATAAAATGCATAAAAATGGAGTTATTGTTGGAATAAGTACATTAAGTATTGGAACACCAACAACAAGCTCTTTAAATTATTATATTTCAGCTTCTAACAGCAACGGAACAGCTAATAATTTTTCAAATAGAGAATGTGCATTTGCTTCAATTGGTGACGGTTTAACAGATACAGAAGCGGCTAACTTATACACAGCGGTACAAGCATTTAACACAACATTATCTAGACAAGTATGATAGAAGGTAGAATAGTAACAAACCAAACAGCAGAAAGTCTACAAGGGGTATTCTTTGACTCAGATACATTCTTTAATTTTGTTCAAGATATTAATGAAGTATATTTCTTATTCTTGAGCAGTTCAGATGAAATTGATATTTCTGTAACTGAATACGCTTATTTATTAAAAATCCCTTTGAGTGAATATATACCACCAATAACACCAATTAACAATGAAAACTAAAACAACACTTTTACTATTATCTTTTTTCTCGATATTAACGCCAATCAAACCGCTTGTGTTAATTGCGGTTGTTTCAATTATTTTAGATACTTGTTTCGGAGTTTGGCGAAGTTGGAAGAAAGGAAATAAAATCCGTTCGCATAGACTTTCACACACGATTTCTAAGAGCTTATTATATAGTGGTGCAATAGTATTTATCTTTTGCCTAGAAAAGTTCGTTATAAGCGATATTTTAGGGCAATTTATAGCAGTTGATTTAGTATTAACAAAAATGTTCACGTTCTTTTGCGTAGTAACTGAATTGAAGTCTATAAATGAAAGTTATGAAAGTGTAACGGGCAAAGATATTTTAAAAGCGTTTATTGGTTTCGTAACACGAAGTAAAAGACAATTTGAAGATTTCAAAGATTAATTGTATATTTGTTTTCCATATTGTTTAGTTAGTTGAAGCCCTGCAGAAATGTAGGGTTTTTTTATGCGTTTACCGTTTATAAAGCTATTTTACCGTTCATCACAATTATTGTAAATAATCGGAATTACCGATATATATTTGTTCACGAAATAAATAACCCCCGAAGCCTGATTTATCACGAATTGAGGGGGTTTAATAAAGTAACTAATAAACAAATAATATGACACCAAAAGATAAAGCAAAACAACTTTATGAATTAATAAGGTATGATGTTTCAACATTAAAAGGAACTGAAACCTTAATTAATGAAGTAGCAAAAAGATGCGCATTGATTGCAGTTGATGAAATGCTTAAGCAAAATAAAAAAATTACGGTTTCACATCTAGTAAGTACATATAAAAGTAGTCAAGACTTTAATGAAAATTTTACTAATGTTCAAAATGAACTTGATAGTTATGTGCTTCAAAATTATGGATACTGGCAAGAAGTTAAACAAGAAATAAATAAATTATGACACCAAAAGATAAAGCAAGAAAGTTAACGCTTAAGTTTATGAAAATTGATTCAGATTCAGAACAATTTGATGAGTTTGAAATCAAATTGTTTTATGCTCAAAGATGCGCATTAATTGCAGTAGATGAAATAATTCAAGCAATGGACAATGTTATGTTTCCTAATCCATTTAAGCAGTATTGGAACAAAGTTAAACAAGAAATACAAGCATTATGAAAAAACTAACTATCGAAATTGAATTTCAATCTTTAAGAAGTATGGATGCTTTACTGAATAAATTAAGAACCGAAATAATGAAAAAACAAATTCTTAAAAACGGGCACACTTATAACGAAGCAATCGGAATGTTTAAAATTGAAGAAATTAAATCCAAAATATGAAAACACATTTATTAAAACTAGAAAATAACGGAGTGACTGAATACAAGTTAGTCAACAACAACGAACATTTTACGGTTAAGGGGTTGCGTTTATTTATTCCTTATAAAGCTTGTATTTACAAAGGAGTTGAGTGCGCAATTATTAGCCAACATTTAAACTTTTATATTATTCTTTTTGAAGGCAAAGAGATAAAAACAACATCAACACTAATCGAACTAATTTAAAAACAATGGAAGAGAAAACAATTTTTGAGGAATTAAACGAGAAAAACATTTGTTATTCAGTAATGGTAAATTTAGTAGTTTCTAACGTGCAAACTATAAAAAACAGTAAGAAAGAATTTTTTATAATTATTCACCGAAAGGACAAAGACAAAGTAAAAGGTTTTTACAATACCGATGTTTACAAGCATATTATTTACGAACGTGAATTAATACCGCAGGAAGTGGATCGGTTTAAAGAAACGCTTTGTAATTTTGTAAAAGTTAAACACGATAAAGATGGAAGAGTTTACGAACTGAAAAACAATTCATTTAAAGAAATGTACGACACGATAAAACAATACAAACAATGGAACTAAATTTTATACTTTTATGCGTTATCGCGGTGGTTTCGATAACGCTTATTGTTAAGGAAAAACAAATTTCGTTCTTAAAGCAGGAGCGAGAATATTTTAAAAACAAAGCAAGTAGATTGCAAGAAGGAATTGATAAAATAATAAAACTAACGAAATGACAATTAACGAAGCACGAATTTTAATAAGCAAACAAGCGGATAAAATTAAAGAACTGGAAGCGGATTACCACGATGAATTTACAAAGGGAATTTTGAAGACAAAAGAGATTGAAAAGTTAGAACGAATCATTAATTTTATTCAGCGAGGTATGGAAGGGAATTTTAGGTTTGAATCAGTAATTAACGACTTAAAGGGAGGTTTAGAATGAATAAACAAAACATAACAATTGCTTTTATTTGGATAGCAGTTTTAGGACTTAGTTTAATGCTGTTTTATAGTTGTTCAGCAAGTTACCATTTTACTAAATTCCTGAAGAAAGGCGGAACTATTGACACAACCGAACGAATTGTAAGCGTTGAGAAAGTAATTAAGATAAACGGCAAGGATTCAATTATAACCGTTTTAATGCCGTTAAATTGTCCCGAAGTACAAATACCTTTAACACGTCAAGAAATACGCTACAAATACAGAATACAGCGTGATAGCATCGAAACAATTAGATACGTTACTAAGTGGAAAACTAAAGAAGTTGTTAAGTTGGCAAAAGTTCACAAGCGTAAACCGTTCAATTGGTTTTGGGTTGGTTTGGGAATAGGTTTAGTTTTACCAATTTTATTTAGACTTGTAATAAAAAAATTATGAAAACTGTTAATGTAGTTATGTTTTCTGGTGGCAGAACGTCGGCTTTTTTAGCTAAATACGTAAAAGAAAACTTAAATTATAAAGATTCAATTTTCGTTTTTATGAATACAGGAAAAGAACGTGAAGAAACTTTAATTTTTGCAGATAAGTGCGATAAAGAATTTAATTTAAATTTGATTTGGCTTGAGGCAAATATTCATAAAGACAAAGGAATTGGAACTAGTTATAAAATAGTGACTTTTAAAACAGCTTCAAGAAATGGAGAACCATTTGAGCAAATGTTAACTAAATATCCAATGCCAAATAATATGGCTTCAAATTGCACAAGGGAATTAAAACAACGACCTATTGATGCTTATTTACGTGAAAATTACAAAGGTTTTGAAATTGTGCGTATTATTGGAATTAGAGCAGATGAAGCACACAGAAAGTCTAATAATGCAAATAAAGAAAATTTAATTTACCCTTTATGCGATGAATTAAAAGTAAATTCTAAATTTATTCGTAATTGGTGGGAAAATCAAAGTTTTGATTTACAATTAAAAGATTATGAAGGTAATTGTGATTTATGCTTTAAAAAGTCATTGAAGAAAAGATTAACAATAATTAAAGAAAATTCAAATGTTGCCGATTGGTGGGAAAAAATGGAAAATAAATATAGTTCCGAAATAATACCTAGATTTGATTTAAGAACAAATAAAAGCATTACTGAAATAAAACAACTTGCAAAACTACCTTTTCAAAAAGCTGAAGATTTACACGAATTATCAAAACAACAATGTAACCTTTTTGATTTTGAAACTGATTGTTTTTGCAAAGCGAATTAATTAATTAAATTTACATTATGAAACCAACAATTGAACAAATTATTAAAGGAATGGAAACAATCGGAGCGGTTGTATTTCGTGAACCTTTCAGCGTAAACCTTTTTGGAGTGCGCACAAATGAAAACCGAGCGAACACGTTTAACGATTGGGGTGGCGCTTTCTATTGGGACGACAAAGGCAAACGGCATGAATTAATAATTCCGATTACGACGGATGCTGGAGTTTATTTTAGGCGAAAACCAATGAATAAATTAGGAACTGCGATTATTGTGCATAACAAACAATATCGTGGCGTTTATAATTTGCAGGACAACGGGCACCGCCAAAATCAAAAAGCGTTTAGACAAATTAAACCAATGGACTATTGGAGGGATAATAACAAGGATTCTGTTTTAGATATGGAAGGTAAAATTTATACGGAAATAGCGCACACGAATTTTCATTATATGGGACGTGGCGTAACCGTTGACAATTGGAGCGCTGGTTGTGTTGGTGCATCCGTAACGAATTTAAACAAATTATTTGCTTTTGTTGAAGTTCAAAAAGGTCGAGTTTATAGCTTTACACTGTTACACGAAACTATTTTAGTAAAATAAATTCGGAGTTGAACGCCTGAATTTCAGCCACTTACAAAATAAGTGGCTTTTTTATTTGTTAAAATATGTTAAAATTTAAGTATTGATAGTGTGTATATTAAATATAGTATGTATATTTGTAGAAACAAAAACGAAATAATATGAAAGCAACTGAAATGATTAACGCAGAAATGAAAAGAAGAACTGATTTAGTAGAATGTTTAGAGTTCAGAAAGTCAGCGGTAGAATTAGCTAAAAAAATAGGAATTACAGCTAAAGAATGGAACCAAAACAAAATGGCTATTCTTTTAATGTTAGCTAATGAATTTTGCGCAATAGAAAACAAATTAAATAAAGCATAATAACTAAGGGGCGTAAAAACCCCTTTTAAAACTAAACAATCATGGCAGGAACAATCGTGTACTTATTGATACTTTATTCAATAGCAGCAACAATCAAAATTTTAACCCTTAAAACTAAATAAAATGGCAAAGAAAAGAATCCAGATTTCAATTAGCGAAGCAGATATAAAGCACTGCAAAGAACAATCATTTAAGCAACTTAAAGACGTAAACGTCAGCGGTTATATTCAGTTATTAATTTCAAAAGATAAAACAAAATGTTAAAAGATAAATTTATGACCGTTTGCACTGGTTGCGATGGTAACGGCAAATTAGAAAATGAAGTTTTGCAAATGGGCGAAGTGAACTATTATTACACAAAATGCGACTGCGAAAATGGAGTAGAATTAGATTGGCAAAAAGTAAATTCCGAAATTAAAAACACTAAGGAAAAAATAGAAATCAATCTAATGTCTATTGATAATTATAATCAATTTATGCGTGATGCAATGCGTGAAAATAATCCGTCAAAAGCAATAGTCGCACTTAAACTACTTATGGAACAAGAAACTAAAATTGCTGAATTAGAAGATTATTTAGCCGAATTAGAAACAATAGATTAGTAACAATTAAACAAATATAAAATGCAAGTAGCAGGAAAATTAATGGTAATTAACGCCACGCAAGTAATTAGCGAAAAGTTTAGTAAAAGAACGTTCGTTGTTGAAACAAGCGACCAGTATCCACAGCAAGTTGAGTTTCAGTTAACGCAAGATAAATGCGACTACCTAGACCAATATAAATTAGGCGAGAAAGTAAGCGTTTCAATTAATATTCGTGGCAGGGCGTGGACGAATCCAGCAGGCGAAGTAAAGTATTTCAATACGTTGGAAGCGTGGAAACTTGAACGACTAGATGGCAACGGAGAAAGTATTCAGGACAAGGCACGTGTTGACCAAATTGAAGATGATGGCGACGGACTCCCGTTTTAACCGTTTATCATTGATATTTACCGTTCATCACAATTATAAGTTTTGGGCGGTTCTTTAAAATTAAATTTGTAAAAAAAACAATTATGGAAACAAAAAACATTTACCAAAAGCTTTACGAAGCAAAACAAGAAATCGGAAAAGTAGCGAAGAACGCTAAAAATCCACACTTCAAAAACACTTATGCTGATTTAAACGCATTAATTGAAGCAGTTGAACCGATACTACTTGACAAAGGTTTAATTCTATTACAGCCAATTAAAGACGGTAAAGTATTTACAGTAATAACAAACGTTGAAGATGCAACATTTGTAGAAAGCGGAATCAGTTTGCCTATTGGAATAACACCGCAACAAATGGGTTCCGCAATTACGTACTTTCGAAGATATACTTTGAGTTCACTTTTAACCTTACAAGCTATTGACGATGACGGGCAACAAGCTTCACAACCCGTTAAAGTACAAAAAACTGAATGCGATGCGCCAACGTTTGAAACTGTTAAACAAGCAATTATTGAAGGCAAAAGAACTATTGAACAAGTAAAGGAAAAATTCATCTTTACAGGGACTCAGAACATTGAACTTTTAAACCTTAAGAAATGAATTTAGCAGACATCGAAAGTTGGTGGAATAAGCGTGGACACTTTAACATTGAATTATATATGAATTATTTACGAGCAAAAAACAAATTATGACACGAGCTGAAGCATTAAAAAAAACACGTGAAAGGTTCACGAATTTAATTGACGGAAAGGTTTTACCTTACGTTGGAATAACTGAAATTATCCTATATTACGAAACGCTGGTTGCTAAAAATGTTGCGCCAACAGTTAGTCGAAGTTCTGGAATATTAGATAATTTTCGAGAAGCAGAAATACAAGAATACGAAGAAGATAATAATTTTTAACCCCTAAAAACAAACAATAATGGAAAACATGGAAGATTTCGGAGTTGACCTCCAAGCAAAAGAACACGATTACCAAAACGCACAGCCGAACGTAATCGAGAAAACAACGCAAGGTATTAACGCGATCGTTGAAGCCGTTGAAAATGGAGTTGTAAACCCCTTAGATGCATTTGCAAGTTTCAATAAGTTGGAAAAGCTATTCAAAGAAGCAAAGGTAAAGATTGATGAAATGGCACGTGACGAAGCAGAAAAGTACACAGCGAAAACTTTTACTTTCGGAAACGTGGAATTTACACGCAAAGACGGAGCGAAGAAACTAAACTATTCAGAAGATTTGGTTTACGCTAATTTACAAGCTAGTTTAAAAGCACGTGAGGAATTGTTAAAGGTAGCGCAAAAACAAACAATGCTATTCGATAACGAGGGCGTTGAGGTGCCGAAAGTTTCAATTAGCTACAATAAAGATAGTTTAATGGTTAAATTCAAGTAACACAATCCAAATTAATTAACCCCTGCATTTAGTTGTAGGGGTTTTTTTTATGCGTATTTCCCGAGTTTTAGCAGTTAAAAACATAAAACTACCCTAAAACTTTTTAAAAGTAAGGAAGGTAAAAGCTATATACAGCAAAGGATACAGCAAAATTTCCCGACTTTTACCTACTTTTTTATAATTTCCTATTCAATACAGACTTAGGAATTAAAAAATAATAATTCTAAAAAAAAAGTAAGAAAGTGGGGAAATGTAGTTCAAACCCTTATAAACAAAAGGAAAATGCTTCCCGACTTTTTAAAAGTTTTGGTAAAGTTTAAAGAAAGTTTTTTATTAAAGAATTATTTGTATATTTGTGGACGTGAAAGTTATCAATGCAGAAGGGTAGCTATTAGTCACTAAAAAAATTATTTAAAGCTCATTAACTTAGTAGCGCTGCATCGCAAAAGGTTAATGGGCTTTTATTTTTTAAAACATTATGCAGAATGAATGAAGCAACTACATTAATGACATTTTGGGACACGTTTAAAGACGGCAAAATATCAATTCACAACTACAATTTTAAATTATTTCTGGAAGGAAACAATTTTATAAAGTCAAAACCAAACCCTCAAAGCACTTTTAATCTTATAAGAAAAAACGGTATATTTTTAAATATAGTTGATGAATACGAAATAAAGGATTTTGTAATGGATTTTATTTTACAGCATAATTTTGAAAGTTCTGTATTCAATTTAGTTACAAGTCGAACAAGTCTTTTTAAAAGAGATTATTTGTCAATGCTTAAAACTGAAACAATAAACATTTTAAGAGACAATGCAGAAACCTGCTACTTATTTTATAAAAACGGAGTTTTAGAAATTACAAAAAACAAAGTTGAATTAAAGGAATATAAGGAATATAACCTTAACGTCTGGAAAGACCAAATTATTAACCGAGAATATTCAGAATGCGATCACCATGATAGCGAATATAGAACTTTCATTTGGTTAATTTCAGGAGGTTTTAAATTAACAGAAAACGCAAGTTCAAAAGAAATTGAAAGCTATAAACAAGCGGTTGCCAGATACAATACTTTTCAATCTGTAATAGGTTACTTACTTCATTCTTATAACAACGGTTGCGATAATCGCGCGATAATTTTAAATGATGAAATGATTAGCGATGAACCAAACGGTAGGAGCGGAAAAGGTTTATTTTGGAATGCTTTAAAACATCTTAAAAAAGTTCACTCACTTAACGGAAAAAAGTTTGATTCAAACGATAAATTTAAGTATTCAAGTGTAAAAACAGATACTCAGGTTTTGGTTTACGACGATGTAAAAAAGAACTTTGTTTTCGAAGATTTGTTTTCAGAAATTACGGAAGGAATTGATATTACTTACAAAGGAGTTGATACAATAAAACTTTCAATTTCAGAAAGCCCGAAAATATTAATTACTACAAATTACACGTTAAAGGGTTCTGGTGGATCGCATGATGCCAGAAAATTCGAAGTTGAACTAAGTACATTTTTTAATTCAAAATATACGCCCTTACATTATTTTGGGCATAAACTATTTGATAGTTGGAACGAAGCTGAATGGAAACGTTTTGATTCTTATATGATTCAATGCATAAAAAAATACTTACAAAACGGTTTAATGGATTACGATAAAATTTCTTTACCAATTAAAAAATTACAAACAGAAATTAATATTGAACTTTACAACCAATTGCAAGGATTGAAATTTAATGACTGGTATAATTACGAAAAGCTATTTAACGATTATAACGCAATTGTAGGGAAGTATGGATTTAAAGGAAAAACAGCATTTACACAAGCGTTTAATAAATATGTAAAATTCTTTGAAATAGAAGTTGATTACAGCGAGCCAAACGGAATAAAACACATTATGTTTGTGAAACGTGAAAAAGAAATAGTAAAGGAAAAAGTTGAAATTTGGGACGAACTAAACACAAAAGCAGGATTATGAATTCAATAAAAGAAATTTTAGCAGAAACGCACGAAATCGATAAAGCGTGGAAAAAGCTCGATATGAGTTGGATCATGGAAACGCAATACAAACACTCAGGTTATTTTCTAAACGATATTATTATCGAAGTTGAACGTAACTTGATCGCAAAGCAAAAGGAAGATTTGCCGAACACTAAAACAATTCTTAAATTCGAGAAAACATTAAACCGTTTACTTTTGATTCAGGAATACTTTAATAAATCGCAAAGTTACATTCGTGATTTGGAGTTACAAAACGAGCAATTAAAACAAAAGTTTGAAGCTTATAAAATAAATATAAAATGACTTATAAACTAATTTATGCTAATTTTCAGGTTTGGTATTTCCCGAGCCGTCAGTTAGCACTTTGGAAGAAAAAACAACTAATTGCAACGGGTAATTATTCACGTGAATTTAAAATAGAAACAGTTTGAAACCTTACACCCTTAAACAATTCATTGATTACGTTCATATGATTGATTGTTTAAATTCAACGATGCCAGCGTCAAAAGTTACGTTTAAAAAATACGATTTGGATAAAAAACGAGTAACTAAAAAACGATTAGTTGAGGTTCGACAAACGGATAACGGTATTCCTTACGAATTTGTTATTCAGAAAAAAGAAACTTTAAAAATACCAAACGCAAACACCAACGAAATAACAAAACTAATCGTTGATTACGTTCACTACATTTACCCAAAATCTTCAGCATTTAAACGTATTTCAAGCGAGGGAAAATATAGAGTTGGAATTGGTTACATACCTAGTTCAAATAAAGGAATGTCGGACGCAGAGGGACTTGTTAACGGTAAGTTTTTAAGTTTGGAATTAAAGATAGGAAAAGACAAACAACGTGATTCACAAAAAGCAAGACAAATTGAAGTTGAAGAAAGCGGAGGAATTTATTACCTTTGTAAGTGGACGGACTTTGAAACGTTCCAGACTGAAATACAGAATTTAATACCAATTGAATGAAAGCAAATAAAGTAGCAATTATTGACGTTTACGAAAATGGTATTTTTGTGCGTAAATTAGAATCTGTTTGGTCAAATTTGCCAAATTTAGAATTACATTGTACCTTTGAAATAACTACTCAAAAATTAGAATGCAAAACACAAATTGATAAACAACTTTTTGATTTTATAGAAAATGAAGTTATAGAATTTTTAACGATATGAATGCAATCAAAACAAAACTAAGCGAGGTTAAATTAAACCCAAACAACCCCAGGTTAATTAAAGACGACAATTTTAAGAAGTTAGTTCAATCAATAAAAGACTTTCCAGAAATGCTAGATATTCGACCTATTGTAGTTAACGCAGATATGGTAATCCTTGGCGGAAATATGCGATTTAAAGCGTGCAAAGAAGCAGGATTAAAAGAAGTTCCGATTATAATTGCCGATAACCTTACGGAAGAACAACAACGAGAATTTCTGATTAAGGATAACGTAAGCGGTGGCGAATGGGATTGGAGTTTATTAAGCGAATGGGATTCGGAGCAGTTGGAAGAGTGGGGTTTGCAAATTTATGGCTTTGAAGATAATATGACTAATAATGAAGGTTATGAAGGTTTAGACCAATTAAGTAAATTAGATAAATTTTTAAGTGCTGAATTAAAAAGAATGTTTTTAGTTTATGATAACGAAACTTTTGAAAATGTTATTGAATGGTTTAATAAACAACAAGCAAAACACGAATTAGAAAACCATAGCCAAGTAATTTTAAAGTTAATGGAAAATGAAAACATTTGAATTAAATAAAATTAAGGGCTGCGAAGAACTAATAAAACAAACGCCAACAAAAAATGATTATAATTTAGTAATAAGTGAAGACACTTTATTTACTAAAAATGGCGTTAATGTAGGTTTATATATTAAAATAGATAATAATCAATTACAAGGAATAAGGAACGCAAGTTTAAATACAAAATATGTAAAAACTTACAGGACAAGAAAAGCACTTCCAACACAATCAAGCGTATTTGGAAGTTTACCAAGAATACCTTTAAGAAATGATTATTGTAGGTTTTCAGCACAAACAAAAAACGAAAAAGAAAACGCAAATATATTATTTAGTTTTTTACCTTACTTAACTGAAATTTACAAAATCTATTTACCAACGCAACACGAACACGATTTAAAAGTAATACAAGAAAACGTTGATAGCGATTATTTAATTAAAGAAAAAACACCCTTTACAACCGCAAACATAAATGTAAACCACGCAATAAAATACCATAAAGACACGGGAAATTTTAGGGGTAATTTATCAAACGTTTTAATTTTAAGAGACGGGATTGTAGGCGGTCAACTTGTTTTCCCTGAGTATGGTTTTGCACTCGCACAAGAAGACGGTTATTTAGCAATATTTGATGGGCAAAGTGAAATTCACGGGGTAATGCCTATCATAAAAACAAAAGAAAACCCTTACCGTGCGTCTATAGTTTATTACACACTTGAAAATATGAAGCATTGTTACCCGTTTAAAATGGAAGTTGAAAGGTTACAAAATGTCGCTTCAGTAAGGGCAAATAACAGGGCAAACAATAAAGACCCAAGGACAAAATAAACAGTGAAATAACAGAGAATTATGGCTGATAAATTAGACAACTTAAAACCATTTGAACAAGGCGAAAGTGGAAACCCAAACGGAAGACCAAAAGGAAGTCGTAACCGTTCAACTATTGCGCGTCAATGGTTGGAGGTTAATCAAAATTTAAAGAACCCTTTAACAGGCGTAAACGAAACAATGTCACAAGAAGATTTAATGACTTTGGCACTAATTAAAAAAGCAAGGGACGGCGATGTTTCAGCTTACAAAGCATTGATGGATTCAGGTTACGGAGCACCTTTACAGTCTATTGAAAATACAATTATCGAGCAACCTTTATTTCCAGATGAATGAATTGGTTAAGTGAAGTTGCAAAGAACCATAAGAGTTATGTAAAAGTAATTAACAGTTTCGGCGAATATTTTTATGCTGAAGATTTGGTGCAAGAAATGTACCTTAGACTAGACCGAAATAAGCAACCCGAACAAATAATTGTTAACGGAAAAGTGAATGAATACTATATTTATTTAACGCTGAAGTCTATATTTTTAAACTTTGTAAAAGCAAAAGAGCAAGTTTATAAAACAAATGATTTACCTTTGAATATTGAAGCCGTTGACAATAGCAGTTATCACGAAGCACAATTTCGTTTTAACAGCATTATCGAAGCTGAAATTGATAAGTGGGAATGGTACGATGCAATGTTGTTTAGGTTGTATTTAGATAGCGGAAAATCAATGCGAGATATTTCGGACGGAACGACAATAAGTCTGCGCTCGGTATTCGACACGTTGGCAGAATGTAAGCGTAAATTAAAAGCGAACTGTAAAGAAGATTATGAAGATTTAATTAATAACGATTACGAATTGATATGACACCGAAAGAGAAAGCAGAAGAATTGTATCTTAAAATGTTAAATTGGCAAAGTGATTCAAATAAATTTTTAGAAACAAATATTATTTCAACGTCAGCTAAACAATGCGCTTTAATTGCAGTTGAACAGATGATATTAGTTCTACCATTCACAAATACTAATACGTCACTTAATGAGTATGCTATTTATTTGCAAAAATACTTATTAGAAGTTAAACAAGAAATACAAAATTTATAAATAATGGCAAAAAGAAAACCAAAAGGATTAGGCGACACTATCGACCAAATCACAACAGCAACTGGAATTAAAGCACTTGTTAAATTTGTAGCAGGGGAAGACTGCGGTTGCGACCGCCGAAAGGAAGCGTTAAACAAACTATTTCCTTATAATAAACCCAATTGTTTAAACGAAGCAGATTACAACTTTCTACACGAATTTTTTACAGTTGCAAGGGGTTCAATTGTTCCCTCCGTTCAATACCGATTAAACGAAATTCACACTAACGTTTTTAACAAGGTAACGAACTTTACTAATTGCACAAGTTGTTTAGCGGATAGGGTCAACGCACTAAAAAAAGTTTATGTTCAAACGAACGACAGCCGTCAACAAGATACGGCAATTGAAGAAACGAATTAAAATAATTCAAGGCGGAACTTCGGCTTCAAAAACATTTTCTATTTTAGCGGTCCTAATTGATTACGCAGTTAAAAACCCGAACAGCGAAATAAGTATTATTGCTGAATCAATACCACATTTAAGACGTGGAGCGTTAAAGGATTTTATTAAAATTCTAAAATGGACGAACCGATATAACGATGAATGTTTAAACAAATCGTTATTAACGTATACAATGAAATGCGGTTCTGTTTTTGATTTCTTTTCGGCAGATGATTCTAGTAAATTAAGGGGTGCAAGGCGTGACATTTTATATATGAATGAGTGTAATAATATGACCTTTGACGCTTATAACGAACTTTCAATCCGTACAAAGAAACACGTTTATTTAGACTTCAATCCCGTCAATGAATTTTGGGTTCACTCCGAATTAAAAGACGACCCGAACGCAGATTTTATAATACTTACTTATTTAGATAATGAAGCGTTAGACGATTCTATTATTCAGCAAATAGAGAATAATAAAATCAAAGCGTTAACATCAAATTATTGGGCTAATTGGTGGAAAGTTTACGGCGAAGGACAAATCGGAATGCTTGAAGGCGTTGTATTTAGCAACTGGAAAACAATCGATTCAATACCAACGGATGCTCGTTTATTAGGAATAGGATTAGACTTCGGATATACCAATGACCCAACTTCAGCAATAGCAGTTTATAAGTGGAATGACAAACGTATTCTTAAAGAATTGTTTTACCAAACGGGAATGTTAAACGGTGATATTGCGAACCTATTACCAAAAGATACTTTGATTTATGCAGATAGCGCCGAGCCGAAAAGTATTGAAGAAATACGGCGCAGGGGGTTGCAAATATACCCAGCAACGAAAGGCAAAGATTCAATTAATTACGGAATTGATTTAATGCAACAGCAAGAATATTTAGTAACTTCGGAAAGCGTTAATTTAATTAAAGAACTTCGTGGGTATTGTTGGGACGTTGATAAGACTGGCAAACAGCTGAATAAACCGCAGGGGGGAAAAGACCACGCAATTGATGCGGTGCGTTACCACGAAATGGAATCCATAAGCACAAATAAAGGCGTGTATAACATTTATTGATTAAAATAGTTTATATATTATGAAAGTAGAAATTACTATTCCAACATCTATTTCGGAAATACCTTTGGTTAATTACCAAAAGTTTGTTAACGCTTCGCAAAATAGCGAAGACGAACAATTTTTAATGGAGCAAATGGTTCAATGTTTTTGCGGTATTGAATTAAAATCAATTGCAAAAATACCGATGAATGATTTAACGGATTTAATTCTTTCGTTGACTGAAACATTAAAAAGCGAAGGGAAATTTCACGAACGTTTTAAAATAAAAGATTTGGAGTTTGGTTTTATTCCGAATTTAGAAAAAATAACATTTGGCGAATACGTTGACCTAGAAAATTACTTACAAGACGTTTCTAATTTTCACAAAGCAATGGCAGTTATGTATCGACCAATTAAAGAAACAAAAGGCGAACGTTATTCAATACACGATTACAACGGTAGCGACGAATATAGCGATTTAATGAAGTTTGCACCGTTGGAGATAGTAAAGGGAGCGAATGTTTTTTTTTGGAGTTTAGAAAAAGAATTATTGATGGCTACGCTGACATATTTGGAGAAGGAAATGCAGAAGCTAACGAAGGAAGACTTAGCGAACGCAGTCAATTTGGAAAACAGTGGGGTTGGTATGGAAGCATCAATGTACTCGCTCAAGGAGACGTTACAAAGTTTGATGCAGTTACCAAATTGGGACTCCGAAAATGCCTTACTTTTCTCACGTTTAAAAAACAAAGCGATGAAATTCAGGAGCGAGAATTTAAACGAATAACTAAACGACAATGAGTAAAGATTTAAGAGCGGAAGCATTACAAAAGTTCGTTGACGGAGTTGTTAAACAAGCAAGAACGAATTTAACTAGACGTAAAAAAAACGCTTCTAAAAAGCTTTACAATTCGATTAAAGGCGATAGCAAAGTTTACGAAAATTCTATTCGCATCGGTTTTTCAATGGAAGATTACGGGTTTTTCCAAGATCAAGGAGTTAAAGGAAAAGACCCTAGCAAAGTTTCACCGAACGCAAAGATAAAAGGACAACAAGCACCAAACAGCCGTTTTAAATTTGGTTCTGGAAGTCGAGCAGGTTCATGGTTGAGTTTTGTTTCAAATATAGCAGTTTGGGCAGCTAGAAAAAACATAAGACTTCGTGACGAAAAAGGCAAATATAAAAAAGGTAATTATAACACAATAGCGCAAATAATAGCAGGGAATATTTACAACCGTGGTATTAAACCAACGATGTTCTTTTCCGATGCTTTAGAAACGAAATTAAAGAAATTACCAACTGAATTAATAAACCCTTATGTATTAACCGTTGAGAATATTCTCGACATAGCAATTAGAGAAAATGTACGCAAGAACGCCGTTTATAAGTCAAGTAAATGAAACGGGACAAACAGGAGCGAAAGTTGAAATTTTTATAAGTAACACTTCAACTTTTCCTGCAACCCCGAATTACACACTTGAAAAAAGCAATCCGAGTTTAACGAATAATGTAGTTCGTTTCAATATAACTCCGTTTATTCGTGAGTTCATTAAAAACACATATCAAAATATTAGAACGCTACCGAACCCCCCAACGTTAACGCCGAACGCACATAGTGCATATGTTCAAATTAAGCGATATAAAAACGTTTCAGGTATTTACACTTTACTAGATACAAGAACGTTCCGCTCGTTTGATGGTTACCGAAGTTTTACGGATTCAACAGTTTTTCCAACTTTGCCATGGAGCAATGAGGTTAATACTTTTACGGGTGCTTTTCCATTATGGAACTACCCAACGGGAATGACTTTTTATTATCGTGGTTCAAGTGCGGCGAGCACCCCGAGCGGTTTAGATTCTCCAGGATATATGACTGTTTATTTAGCTCCGAATTCTTACGTTAAATATATTTCAATTGCAAATCCTGCAAATGAAATTACAACGAATTTAGATGCAGTAAATCAAAGGTATGTTGATATTCCTGTTATTTATCAAAGTGCAAGTTTTCCGAACACAAATTATTTTTTTAAGGGAAATATTGTTGAATTTTATTCAGCTTCAGACGTGTTATTACAATCGTTTACTTTCAAACCGTTAGTTGAATGCCGTTACACTCCGATTCCGATTGATTTCATAAATAAAGCAGGGGGGTGGCAACGTGTATTTTTCTTTAAAGCATCAACCGATAAAATGAATTTTACAAGCGAAGATTATAATTTCCTTACTGAAGTTCCAACAGCAACTCCAAATAGTTGGACTGTTTCGGACGGTCAAACAAGGCAGATGAACCGCAACGCAAGGCGAAAAGTTACATTAAACAGCGGAAGTGTTGAGGAAAATTTCAAATTCATTGTTGAACAATTATTATTATCGGAACGAGTAATTGTAAACGGACTTCCTGCAAAAATATTAACGGGCGATATTGACTTGATAAAAACTGTTAACAGAAAAGATTTAAACTATACACTAGAATTTGAATACGCTTATGACGAAGTTAGCACTATTTATTGAGGGGGTTGAGGTTGACTTATTCAAAGACGAAATTGTAACGGTTAATAGTTCCGTTGCAAACGTTCAAGATATAAGCAAAGTATTTAGCGACTTTTCACAATCGTTTTTAGTTCCTGCATCACCACGAAACAACGCTATTTTTGAGCATTGGTACGAAAGCGATGTTATTCCTACAATTGACCAAAATTTAAGACGTGACGCATTTATTGAAATTGAAACACAACCGTTTAGAACTGGCAAAATTCAGATGAATGAAGCTGTAATAAAAAACGGTCAGGTTGTAAGTTATTCGTTAAATTTCTTCGGCGCGTTGACTTCGCTAAAAGATAGGTTTGCAGAATTTACGTTAAAGGATTTAGATTATTCTACAATAGCGCACACTTACAGCGGTACGGAAGTTTACAATAGGGTTACGGACGGAACAACAGCTTATAATGTACGATACCCACTAATTGCACCTAGAAGAGTTTGGACGTTTGGAGACGCAAGTGCAAACGATATTACAACCAACACAGGAAGTGTAAAATGGTTTGAGTTATTTCCTGCTATCCGAGCAGATAAAATATTTGAAATTATAGGAACACAATTTGGAATAACTTTTAACGGCTCGTTTTTTAATTCAGCACGTTGGACTGATTTATACATTCGCTATCAAAATGTAGAACAGTTTGTGTTTTTGACTAATTACGAATTAATTGATTACAATAGTACAACACCAAGTAACACGTTTTTTAATACGATTGATAATACATTAACATACTCTTATGTTCCAATTGCAGGTTTAACATTTCACGAAACAACATTAAGTTTTTCAAGTGTTTCAGACGGAACGGCTACTATTTACTGTGAAGGTTATGTTAACGGAGTTTTGTATGCTACTTATGAAAGTTATGGAGGGACAAATCCACTAATCTTAACTAAAGAAGCAAACATACCCGGTTTAAATTCAGTTGTTACTTATCAATTTAAAGCTGATAAAACAGTTAATTTTGACGTTGATGTATTGTATCAAGACCCTAGCGGAAATATTTATACGGGGTTTGGAAATACAATTAATTTAACGTCAACTTTAAACGCTTCAGTTTTAGCACCTAATTTAAAAATTGTAGATTTTGTTTCAGCTATTTTCAAAGCATTTAATTTGGTTTGTGTTGGCGAAAACGAAACGACATTTACAATAGAACCGTTGCAAGATTGGTATTCATTAGGCAAAGAATTTGATATTACAACGGATGTAATAAATTCAAGTGGAATTAAAAAAGTTCCTTTATATAAGCAGATTGCTTTTAAGTATAAAGAAAGTAAATCATTTATTAATAAAAACTTTTCAGCGTTATTCAATCGACAATATGGTGACTTAGATTATTCATTCAATTACGATGGTACGGAATTTAAAATCGAGTTGCCCTTTGAGAACATTCAGTTTGCGGAATTAGAAACAAGTAATTTGTTTTGTACGTTTTTAATTGAAGAAAATCAATCGGCGTATGTTCCAGAACCTTTGCTTTTATATTTAGGAGGCGAAGAAACGGCAACAACTTTTAAATTCTTTGACGGTTCAAGTTATCTAAACGTAACAGATTACGCATTATTCAATTCAGTCAACACAACGGGTTTTAGTTTGTGTTTCGGAAATGAATTTAATATCGTAACGCAAGAAACAGAACCAAACAGTTTATACAACACTTATTACGCAAACCACTTAGGTAATTTATACAACCTACAACAACGTTTATTTTCTTTTACAGCTTATTTACCAACTGGGTTAATTAGTGCGCTTAGATTGAACGATAAGCTAATTATAAAAGATAAGAGATATTTGATTAACGATATATCTACAACGCTAAACAACGGCGAAGTAAAAATGAATTTACTTTTGGATTTAGAACCGATCGTTCCGTGTTCGGAATGTTTTATTGTTAAATTTATTTTAGACGAAATTGAATATTCTGTTGAAGTGAATTTAGCAGGGCAGGAAAATGGATTTAATTATTACACTGGCGTTGACGGCGAAAATACTTTTACAATTGGTTGGGAAAATGGAAATTGGATTTTGTCAGTTGACGACGGAGAAAGTGAAATTGCGTTAGCAAACGTTGAAAGCTTCGATTCGTGTATTCCATTTAACGCAGTTTGGGACAAGGTAGAATTACTTACGGATTTAGATATAGCGCCTTGCTTTGTATTCGATTGCGATGAATGTGTTAATATAGCTTTTGATATTACCGTTGAAGAAGAAACAACGAACTACAATTTTGAAATGATTTGGGACGGAACTAGATTTAACGGAGCAGATAACGACGAATTTTTTAGATTGATTTTTGAAGACGGACAATGGAATTTATATTCTTCAAACGATAATATAACTTTTGATTTAGTGGCAACAGCAAGCGAAGAATGTGATTGTCCCCAAGGTTGCGAGTCGTGGACGATTGCGGAATTTTACGAAGAAATATTAACAAACTTTACATCTACATCATGCGAATAAATAACATAATTCAGCTATTGAAAACACAAAAGTTTTACGGCGTATCAAAAGAAGTTGATATTGCAAAAGGCGTAAACGAATTAACAAGCGATTTAAAAAGAATAGTACAGCAAGAAAATCAAAAATATCATGGCAGAAAAAAAGGTTATTGAAATAGAAATTAAAGACAATAGTAAGTCTTTAAAGGCACAATATAAGGAGGCAGTTTTAGAGGTTCAAAAACTTGCGGATGCGTTCGGTGAAACGTCAGTTGAAGTTGCTAACGCTGCAAAAAAAGCAGCGGAATTAAAAGATAAAATTGAAGACGTAAACGATGCTATCCAAGCACAAAAAGGCGAAGGTGCATTTATTGCATTAGGAAAATCAGTTAGTGCGGTTGCGAATGGTTTTAGTGCCGTTCAGGGCGCAATGGGATTAGTTGGTGTTGAAAGCGAAGAAGTTCAACAAGCGATGTTACGCGTTCAAAGTGCAATGGCTTTGGCGCAAGGATTGGAGGGTTTAGAAGATGCAGGAAGAGCGTTTAAACAATTAGGTGCGGTTGTTAAGTCAACAACTATTTTCACAAGCGCTTATAATTTTGTGATGGGAATTTCCAATAAAGAAACCCTTGCAAATGTAGCAATAACGGAAGCTGATTCAGTTGCAAAAACTGGCTTAAGTGCGTCAACGGTTGGACTTACAACGGTAACTGGTGGAGCAACAACAGCAATGAAGTTGTTTAGGTTTGCGTTAATAGCTACGGGAATCGGTGCAATAATTGTTTTGGTTGGTTTATTAATTGCAAACTTTGACAAAGTAACTAAGGTTGTTACAACGTTAAGCGGTTATGTAATCAAAGCTTACGATTACTTCGATAATTTAGGAACGGGAATAAAAGTTTTAATAGGAATATTTTTCCCGTTTATAGGAGTTGTTTACGGTGCAATCAAAGCACTTGAATACTTCAATGTTATTGACACGAAAAACGAACGCAATATGCAAGCAAGGCACGAAGCTAATATGAAACGTGTTGATAAATCACTTGCTAAACAAGAACAGCAACGTAAAGCTAGAAAAAAAGCATACGATGAAGAAACTGGAAGTATTGACCGACAAATTAAGTTATTAGAAGCGCAGGGGAAATCAACGGAGGCACTTGAAAAGTTACAGCTTAAACGTTCGTTAACAAATCAACGTGAATTAATAAAAGAAGCTCGTTTGAACTTACAGATTTTAAGAGCGACAAATATCGGTGGAGTAAACGATGAAATGATTGAGGAAACGTTGACGGCTATCGCTGAAATGAAACAAGGTATTTTAAACACTGAAAACGAAATAAAAGTTGCTAGGATTAACAACGCAAAAGAAACAAAAAAAGAAATTGATAAAATTGAAAAAACAGATAGTATTGATTTAACAAAAGACCCTAAATATATTGCAGAACAACAAAGGTTAGCTGAATTAAATAAACTTGAATTAGATGCTATTGAAAAAAGCGAAAAAGCGATAAAAGATGCCAACGCATTGAAACTTCAGCAAGAACAAGAATTTCAATCGCAAATAGAAGAAATAGACGAAGATAATTTTCAGAAAGGGTTGCAAAAAACAATGACCGAAGAAGAATATCAACTCGAATTAGTTCGTCAGAAATATTTTACACTTGAAGAACTTGCAAAAGGGAACGCAGAACAATTAGCAATTATTGAAACGGCAAAAGCTTTAGAGATAGGAGCGATAACAAAAACAGCTAGTGAAAAAGAACTAGCGGATGCAAGGGCAGTAGCAGAACAAAAATCCGCTATTCAGCAACAAGGTTTAGATACTGCAATGCAAGGAGTTGCGTTAATCAAAGGTGTTTTTGAAAAAAGTAAAGGCGTACAAAAAGCGGCGGTTATTGCAGAAAGTGCAATCGGTATTGCTAAAATGATAATTTCAAATAAATTAGCAAATGTAGCGGCGTTAGCAACGCCCCAAGCAATTGCAACTAGTGGAGTTGCAGCCGCTCCCGTAATAGCGATGAATAACGTTTCCACTGGTTTAGGGATAGCGGCTAATATAGCGGCAACAACAAAAGCGTTAAAAACTTTGGGCGGTGGTTCAGCACCCGACGGTGGCGGTGGTTTAGGTGGTAGCGGTGGCGGTGCAGGTGGCGTTGTTGCACCGAATTTAAACGTTGTTGGAGATACTGGAATAAATCAATTAGCAACTTTACAGCAACAACCCGTTAAAGCGTACGTGGTAAGTAACGACGTTACAAGTGCGCAACAATTCGATATGAAAGTGCAACAAACTGCGCAAATATAGTTTATTAGTTATGGACGTTTTCGAATTGGTAATTAAAGACGAAACTAAGGACGGTGTTTTTGCTGTTTCTTTAGTTGAAAAACCTGCAATTGAAGAAAACTTTATTGCGCTTTCGGAACACGAAATCGAACTTAAAGCAATTGATGAACAACGAATTGTTTTAGGAGCCGCGTTAATTCCAAACAAACGAATATTTAGAAAGGATAAAGACAAAGAGTTTGAAATTTTCTTTTCTAAGGAAACGGTAAAACGTGCAAGTGAGTTGGTATTCATGCGAGGGCAACATCAGAATACAACTGAAAACCATGCCGTTAAAGTTGACGGAATGACAATTGTTGAATCGTGGATTATTGAAGATAGCAAAAAAGATAAAAGCGCATTTTACGAAATGAGCCTGCCCGTAGGAACGTGGATGATCGCGATGAAAGTCGACAACGATGAAACGTGGGAAAAAGTAAAGAAAGGCGAATTTAAAGGGTTCAGCATTGAGGGGTATTTTGCGGAAAAATACGAAATGTCAGCAAGGGAAAAAGTAGTACAAATTTTAACAAAGTATATATGAAAAGTTTAGAGATTATCAACAAAATGAGTGAACAAGAAGCGGTAAAATTAGAATCGCAAAAAGTAGAATTAGCAATGTTTAAATCGGTTCAGGAAATCGAAAAAATGTACGCTGAATTTCTTAAAAAATCGCAAGACGGTTCGAAGTATATAACTGCAATTAGACAAGCGCAAACAGGTTTAAACAGTACGGGAAAGATAATTAATGTTGAAGCAGATAGATTTATTACTGAAGCAACAAAAACTATTAACGAAGCGAAAGCGTTGGGTTTAACAGCACCTGCATCAATCACGAATTTGCCAGCTTTTGCAAAATCTATAAAAGGAAAAGCAGCCGCTTATTTTAAACTTGCAAACGCTATTGATTCAAATATCAAAGGAATCTAACATGCCAACAAAAACAACATCACCTAAAGGCGGTAAACGTGGTTGCTTATGCAAGGATAACAAGTACCGAAAAGAATGTTGCGAGGGCGAATTATCACAGCAGGGAATCGGTTCAACTGTTAACGGTGGTTCACAAACAGTCATAAGACCAACATCAAACACAGTGGTAATTATTCGCTAAAGTGCAACAGATTAAAAACAAAATAGTTTATATAAAAAAACCAATTATGAATTACAAAGAAATAGTAAACAAAATTTGTGTCGCTTTAAACATCGAAGTGAAATTAGAGCAAATGAAATTAAACGACGGTGTAACGGTTATTGAAGCGGATAGCTTTGAAGCTAACAACGAAGTGTTTATAATTACCGAAGACGAACAAAAAATCCCAATGCCAGTTGGTGAATACGTAGTCGAAAACGGAATGCTTTTAATCGTAACTCAAGAAGGTGTAATTGCTGAAATTAAAGAACAAGAAGCACCTGCAGAAGAGCCAGCAGAAGAGGAAATGAAAAAAGACGATAAAATGAAAGACGAAAAAATGATTGATAAAGCAACGGTTAAAAAAACAGTTGAATCAATGGTTAAAGAAACTTTCTTTTCGGAAATGGAATCTTTAAAAGAGGAAAATGAAAGATTGAAAACAGAACTTGCACAAATGCAAGAACCGAAACCAATTGTTCATAATCCAGAATCAAAACAAATGGAGCCGTCAAAAGCACCGAGATCAACAATGGATTTAGTATTAAAATTTATAAACAAATAACAAAATGAGTACAACGTATTTAAATGTTTCTAACGATGTTGAAAGACAGTTAGCAAACGTAGAAGCTGTAACAGGCGCAACAACATTGACCGCTGAAGATAGTGGCAAAGTATTAATTTTAAAAGCAGCGGCAGGAGCTGAAATCACTTTGCCAGCGGTGGCAACATCTGCAGGATTGAGATTTAAGTTTGTAGTTGGTTTAGCTTTCGCAACAACTAACTGGACTGTAAAAGCGGCGACAAATGTAATTGAGGGTTCTGTTTTAGTAAACGGCGCACACGTTGCAGGAGTTAACGAAAACACAATTTCTT